CATTATTCATTCTTTGTTTTTTGTGAAATTGCCTTTTGTCAATTTTTGATTTAGACATCTCTCCTCATTTTTTTTAAATTATGTTTACGCTTTTTCATTGCTTGTTTTAAAATAAAATTAGAAACTTCCCAAAAATATTCTCTGCCCCTCACATGTTCCATTTCATGTTGAAATATTCTAGAAGAAAGACCATTAAAAACCGCCCCCTTTGTAGATCCATCTGAAACTTCAAATTGTGCCTTTATAGATTCTGATCTTCTTATTGCTATCTCCAACCCAGGATATGAAAGACATAATTCTCTAAAATACGTAGTTTCTTCACTGTATTCTATAATTTCAGGATTAAAAACAACAATTGGTTTACTATCCCAAATCATGGCAAATGCAGATAAATTGAGTCCTATTTGATTACTAGTTAATCCAATCCCTTCGTGCTCTCTCATATTTTCTATTAATATATTTGATAATTCTTCAGGATCTTGTTGTGGATTATTCCAATCAAAGGGAACTAACGGTTCACAAAGAATATCTGCTGTTTCTTCAACTAATGGTAGGATTCTCATAATCTACTATTCTACTAAAATAATTTTTCTTTTCAAATTTAATCATGTGTTTAAATTTTTCATAAAGAGATTCTCCCTTATGAGAGATAACAAAAGTATTAATATTTTTATCTAAACCATTTATCAATTTCAAAAATTCATCTGTTCCTGCTGCATCTAAGGAACTGTCAAATACTTCATCAAGTATTAATAGATTAGTGTTCATACTATTTTTGATTTTAGCGACTTGTCTCCAAGCAAATAATAATGCCAAATCAATTCTCATCTTCTCACCTTCCGAAAATGATGAATATGTAAAGTCATCTCTAAACCTAGATTTTATTGTTTCATTAAAATTTTCATCTAGATTAAATGAAACATAAAAATCTAATGCTGTAAGATTCCTCTGAATATACGTATTTATTATTGGTAAATAAGTTTTTATAATACGAGATTTAATTCCCCCATCTTTTAATAGAGATGTGGCAACCTCATGTATCTCTTTAACTGTAAATAAGCCTTTAACCTCTTCTTCATATTTATTTAAATTGTTCTGATAATCTGCTAATTTTTTTCTTTGTTCTTTAATATTTCCTGTCAGAGAAAGTTTAGATAATTCATCTTTAATCTTTTCAATATATTTTTGTATTCCTAAAATAGAATTTGTATTTTTTGAAATTTTTGATTGAAAATCTGATATCTGTTCAAGTTGTATAGAAATTTCATCTATTTTTGTTTGAGTGGTTTCTAATTCAGTTATCAGTTCTTTCAATCCACTCTGCTGTTCACCAACTTTATTTTTCTTAGTTTTAATTTGTTCAGATCTGAATATCTCATCTATTGATTGTTTACATGTTGGACAATCTGTATTTTCTTCATAAAAATGTATTTCATGTTCTTTTGACTGTATACTATCCTGAACCTTTTCTTTCAAAATGTCAAGTTTTTTCTTTCGAGTATTGATTTTATTAGAATCTTTAACAGACTCTATCAAAGAATTGGTAGATTGTTGGATTATTTCATTATCCTTATTATACGAATCTATTTGAATATTCGAATCATCTATTTTCTTTTGATTTTCTTCAATCAATTTTTGATTGTCTTTTTCAAGAGATGTTATATAATCATTTTGTACATTAATTTGATGATTTATTTTATCTTTTTGTATTGCCAAATCATCTAATTCATTTTTATTTTCAGAAACACGCTCCTTCAAAAGATTGTTCATTAATGAAAAAATTTGAATATCTAAAAGAGATTCAATAATATTTCTCCTATCCGTCAATTTTAATTGCATGAATGGAGTAAAGGATGCAGATCCAAGAATTACAACTTGTGTAAATGATTTATAATTAAATTGTAAAATTGTTTTCTCAAGATATTCTTGATAATCTCTAGAATGAGAGTCTTGATTTATTAATTTTTGATTACATTTTATTTCAAATATATTAGGTTTTATTCCCCTAGACACTTGATAAAAATTATTTCCAATTGAAAATTCCAATTCTACTAATGTTCCTCTTTCATTTGTAGAATTTACCAATTGTGGTTTATTAATATTTCTGAATGGTTTTCCATACAGCGCAAAGCATAGTGCATCAAGAATGGTTGATTTTCCAGAACCATTCTCTCCAATAATCAATGATGTTGTGGATTTGTCTAAAAGGATTTCGACGGGATTATTTCCTGTTGACAAGAAATTAGTCCAACGGACCTTCTTAAATATTATCATTAAGATTCATTTAAAAGTTGGGGACGAGAATCGTGTTCAAATCGATGCTCTCCACTTTCAATTCCTTGTCTTAAAATATCTATACAATATGCATTGAGCGTTACATTATTTTCATGTGCTAAAATAGCGAGCTTGATTGCGTCTTTATTAGGTAATGAAATGGGTATATTTGATTTTGTTTCTATCATTGGATTGCCAGGCCCGCATGCGGTCGGCTTTCTCTTTGGTTTCGTGCCTTTAATTGATTCTTCCTGTGTTTTTCGTCTTTGTCTTTCTATCTCATCCATATCATAATTGCTCATGGTTTCCTTTATGAAGTAATAAATTCAGTTTGAAGTGCTTCAGTATGTAAATCTCTCATTAAAATATCAAGTTCTCCTTTATTCACATTAGTTTCTAATGCTTCTATATATCTTGATACAATTGACATTGTGTCTTCAGACTCAATATCTTCTATAAGTTGATCAGATATCATACTATCAATATGTGTGTCTACTACCACCACACTAGATGGATCATTTTGCTCTATTCTTTGTATTAATTGTTCCATCAAGTAAGAGTCAGATTTCTTTTGGACAACTACTTTAACATAACAATTCTTATATTCAGAATAATCAGCATTTACTATATCAGTAAAATCTTTATCTGTATCATCATAATATATTTTTTTAAAAATTACCTTTTCATTTGGTATAAATTCTAACTCTCTTGATTCTGTATCAAAAATATGAAACCCCTTTTGATCTGCATAGTCTTGCCAAGTCATTTCATATGGATTGCCCAAATAAAATAAAGTTCCATTATCAGATTTATGATGAAAATGTCCACTTAATACAACATCAAATTTCTCAAATATATTTTTCTTCATTCCCTCTTGTGAATATACGCCACTATGCATTTCAAATCCATCTACTTGAAAATGACCAAACATTACTTGAGATTTTGTTTCTTTTATCGCACTAATACATTCTTCATAATTTTCATCATTAATCCAGGGCATGAACAAAATATCCAAAGTTCCAAATTTTACTTCTTTGGGAACATTATAAATTTCAAAATCATATTCTCGCAACAATAAATCTGTACTTGCTACATCATTTGTATTTTTATAATAAACATCATGATTACCTAAAATAAAATGACATGGATATTCTTGACATGGCTTGAAAAATTTTTCTCTCCAAGAAGATAGTGTATTGAAATTAATATACTTTCTTCTATCAAATAAATCTCCAAGATGAATTATGGCTTCTACTCCTCTTTCCTTTATTGTAGGAAAAAATTGATTTTCATAAAAATCCATAAAAAAATTATTAAAAATAGCAGAATCATTTCTTGCACCCGCATGGGTATCAGTTATCAGCGCTAGCTTCATCTTTTTCTTCTTTATATAATGGTGGTGTGGGTTTGGCTTTTTTGGATTTTTTTCTTTTATATCTTTCAAAATTATCTATAAAATCATAAATTTCTGAAAATTTTTCCATAGATACTTGATCTGTTGCACCTGTAGATTTTTCAGATGCAATATAATCAGCATTGTCTTCCAAAAATCTATTTTTATCAATCGTTTTATATTTAATATATAACTGTTTTTTTTCTTTTTGTATTCTTCTTAAAAATGCATAATATATAATTTGTGTGAAATATGCGAATGGATTTGATGATTTTTCAGGATCAAAATTATTAACATACTGCAAACAATTTTCTATACCATCAGATATCATATCTTCTCTAAATGCATAATTCATAAAATTTGGTCTATGAGAAAGCCTCTCTGCTATCAACATAAAACATTCTCCAATATAATCTGGAAGTAAAGGCGATTCTTCTCCTTTATCTTTTGTAATTAAATACTTATTTCTATATTCTTGGATTTCTTCTAAGAATTTTGCATTATTTACATAATGCTTTGATGCCATAATTAACTCCTTATAAATTTTTAAATATAACTAATTATATCATAGGAAAGGGCAAGAGTCAATATAAATCTTTTTACTATCCTTTAAACTTTAAATTTCTAATTTTATATGGAAAACTTTCTTCATTATACATTTGAATTCTTATTTTAAAATGATTCAATGTATAATTTGATTTACTTTTCCAAGATAGATCATCACTAATATCATAAAGGGTCGCCATTTCTTTTGTTTCACTTTTACGCAATCCTCTACCTATCGATTGAAGGTTCCTAATACGAGATTTAGAAGGACTAGCGAAAATAATGTTGTGAAGATTCCTAATGTTGACGCCGGTACTGTATACGCCATAACTGGCAATAATAATCGCGTTTTTTGATTTTTCTGTAATTCCTCTGAATTGTTCTCTTCGTTCGGCGTCGGTTCCGCCATATATAAAAAATATTCTTCGCTTATCATTTGATCCTTCCTTTATTGCTTCAAATAAAGACTTTCCATGTTTGATTAGAGAAAACAATATTAATGTATTCCCATTTAGCGTCAATGCTAGATTTTTAATGAAAGTTATTCTATTTTTATTAGTTATTAAATATTCAAGTTCTTCTCTATATTTTAATTTTTTTGCAGCCTCACATATATCATCACTATACTGTAATACTAAAGATTCTATTTTAAATGGTGATAGTATATTTTTATCAATAAGATCCTTTGTAGTAGTCGATTTAAAAACTCGACCAAATAACCCTTCTAAAACTAGTTTATGTGTCTGAGTGCCATCTAGAGTCCCTGTAGAGCCTATTCTATAGTCCGCATTTATGGCTTTAGTCATTATATTTGTTAATGATTTTGATTTAAATCCATGAGCCTCATCTCCAAATATTGCATCATATTGAGAAAAATATTCCTCTTTTAATTTATATATACTCTGCCATGTAGAAATGATAATAGGTTTTTCTGAAACCTTATCTTGTCCAGCAAAAACAACATGACAATTATCTCTATTAGACCATCCATTATTTATTGAATAATCTCCAAAATCATTATACATTTGTGATGTGAGTGACGTTGTGGGTACTATTAAAAGTATCTTCTTTTTATTTAAATGATCCTGTAAATATCTTATTAACAAATATATTATAAATGATTTTCCAGAAGCCGTCGGAGATACTAATAACATTCTTTTATAAATTATACCCGCCCGTATAGCATCAAATTGATAATCATGTGGATCAAATGGTAATTTTAAACTTACAATATAATCAAATAAATCACCATCCGTTATGTTATGGATATTATTAACATTTTCTTGACAAATACATGGATACTTTCTGCCTTGAGCAAACTTCTGCACATAAGATAATAAACCAAAATAAAGTCTTTGGTCATGTACACTATATAATCTAATTTTTCCATCCCACAATTTTTCTCTAAATGCGGGCATGAATTGAAATCCTGGAACACTAAATGTAAAATAATCACACAATTCTTGTGCAACTGATGGATTTGTCTTTACTTTAATGTATGATTCATTTATTTTTGATACAAATAAAGTATCAATGTTCTGGATTTGTGAACTTGTGCCACTCGATTGCATTCTTAATATTCCATGTTCTTTGAGATATTTCTTTTATTATAGATTCGAGATATGTTATTTTTTGATTTTGTAACTCCAATTTCAATCGTGTATCTATAAATTCTTGTTCACCTTCGATCAATGCATTAACATCATCCTTTGTAAGTTTATGTCCTCTTTTAACTGGAAAAACTTCATCATTATTCTCATCTATACTTATACCATTAAAATATGACCATTTTTTCTTTCTGAGAATATGTTTTTGAGATTCTATGTATTTACTAGCTAATATTTCCTGATTTAAAATTTTGAAATATTTGTTATGTAACTGGGGGGATTTGAGGGATTCTCCTGATAAATCGGCAGAATCTATTTTACTGTCTGTTTCCCACAGACTTTCAATTTCTTCAATTTTCATAATATAATCCTATTATTTTCGTATGTTTTCTATATCAAATGATCTATAAGAAAAAGTGGCATCAGCTTGAATATATTGAATATCTTCATTTGCTGTATCAAAATTTACAGCAGATAACATCATTGGAAAACAATCATTAAAATTTACTTTAATTTTTGGAGTAGATGCTCCTGTCAATACTATTAAAGTCGCATCTGATGTAATTCCTGAATTCGGTCCTGGTGCTGCTGGATCAGAATCTTTAAGTGCCTTCAATTGTTCAAAACTTTCTGGAAATCCCAACCCCTGCATCCACTTAAATATTTCACGAAAATTCAACATATCTTCATCAATAATAAATCTAACAATAAAATCCTGAAATTCTACTCTATCTCCAGGATAAGGTATTCTTGTAAATGGAGTTTCTAAGGGAACTGACATAAGGGAAATTCCAGGAAGAGTAATTCCTTGGCAGAAATACTCAACGTTGGGTAATTTGTTTAATAAAAACTTAAACCCAACTGGAGAAAGATAACTTAAATTTTCAGGTCTGCCTGCTATTGTTGCCATAATAGTATTTAGGGCGTAAAAAAAGGGGAGACGTCAAAGACTAACTCCCCCTTTTTGGTTAGATTACATCAAGTTAGCAACTTTGACCAATCTGTAATACACATTTTGGTTAGTCGCACCGAGTGTACCGTCGATGTCAACTGCACCAGCTGCGGCGGATGTAGCGAAAGGATTAGCTACCATACCATAACGAGTTTTAAACCCGATACGTGGCTGGAAGTTATCTTCACCAATTGCTCTTACCATTTGCAGTGGAACATATGGACAATAGAAAAGTCCAGCATCATAAGGACTAGAACCTTTGTAACCAACAATCATATAGTTGGTTGCTTGGTTAGCCGCAAATGGATCAATGTAAACTTTGAATCGACCATTGAGAACACCAGCAAAAGTATTACCAGTATCATCAACGTTAATTCCAGTTTGCATCGCTGGAGTGTAGTCTAGAACACCTGCCATTTGAAGTGCCGAAGCAACATCAGATGCACAAATGATCATGTTCCCTTTTCCTCTACGTGTGTCTTTTGCTATCGCATTAGCTTCACGTTCGATTTGGAACATCAGACCTTTAAATTTTTCAACTGACCATCTACCGTTAGAGTCAACGTCTAAGTCGAAAGTACCTGCGGTTGCAGTACCATATGCTGCACCAGGTTTCGCTGACGAGCCAATGGAACGAATGACTTCTCTATTAATTTCAGCCAAAATTTCAGCGGAAAGAATATTAGCCAATTCAGTTTCAGCGTCAAGACCATGAATTGCTTTCAAGTCTTGTGCCAATTCCATTGAGTATGCACCTTTCAGTGCTCTACTTACTGCGGTTACGGTTACCTTCTCGATTGAGAAAGCCATTTCTGGAATAG